TACAAATACATACCGCTGTTAGTGCCTTCACGAGTACGCTCCATTGCGCCCCAATCTGCTGGGTTAACAATGACGGTATCAGGTGTGTTACCTGTTGCCCACAATGCCCATTTAGCACGATTAATAGCATCAACTAACAAGTCAGAAGCTGTCGCAGTGTAAGCCACAAAGTTGCCTGTGTCGGTCAAGCCTGACAAGTTTGGCGTTGTACCATTGCCATTAAGCAATTGAGCATCAATACGTTGAGCCAAGCCATCACGAGCGCGAGAATCAATGTAAGCAACGATTGCAGGAGCATCAGCCAACAATTGATTTGAAACTTTAATCCAATGGGCAACCGTAGTGATTGGCACATTGTATTGTTCAAACGTTGCTGATGACTCAGGCTTAGCGGCGGCTTGTGCGACTTCAGCGGCCGCGTTAGTAAATGATGCTTCACGCAAGCTATTTACAAGGTTAGATGTGACAGGGATTTGCGTAAACAGTTCACGAATGGTTAGCGGTAAGAAATTACCACGAATCACACCGGGGCGTTGATTTGGGAAAACGGTTGTACTATCAGATGTAACAGTCGCCTTAACATCTAAACGCGCACGTTGAACTTGACCATTTAACAACGCTTTAAATTGCTCAGACTTAACAAATTCTTCGCCAGCAGAGCCAGCTACTTCAATAGGTTTGCCATTTTCCATCTTTTGAGCAATTTCAGTAATGCTAGTTTGGAAATCTTGGGCTAATGATTTAACTTCAGCTTTAATTTCGTCTTGAGCTTTACCGTAAACCGAAACTTGACCCTCATATTTTTGAATTGCTGATTCAAGTTTCATTGACAATTTGTCCTCTACGGACTTTAAGCCATCATCTAGGGCTTTAATTAATTCAGACATTTTTATTTCCTTAAAAGTAAAGTCTGGAAAGCGAATTTGAGTTCCTCTGCGGAAAGCTCAACCTTTTTTTGTGCTTCAGGCTCACCCTGAACGACACGTTTCAGACCTTCTACAAACCACGTAGCGTCTGAGCGAGAATATCCAGACTCTCTCAGGATATTTTCAAAATCTTTAATAGTTTTAGCAGAATCTACAGATGATTTAATTCGCCCAACTTGAGCATTTAAATCCGCTGGAGATTCAACAATAGATATTTCCACAAGTTTAACCTCAATTAAATCTAAACCACCATATTCATTATCTTTAAATATAATCGGAATATAACCAATTGACAACCCTGTTATTGCTTCGTGCATTAAACTTGCATACACATCCATTGCTTTTGAGTGCCCTGGGGTTAATTCACCCTCAACATACAGACCTCTTTCGTCCTCTTCCATCCGAGTCCACTTGCCAATTATTTCGCCAGTATGATTCCAGCGCATTTGCACGGGTCGTTCTCGTTCTGTAATGGTTTTAGCATAAGCGCCAGCTATAACAGTGTCATTATAGCTATCTCTGCCATTAAATACTGACGCATAACCGCTAAATACACCTTGTTTGCCTTCGTAAAATTTTACGTCAGTGCAATCAAGGTTGAGTAATTTGTGTTTCATTTCGTACCCCTAAATTTTCAAGTGGAGACATATTTACTTGTGACAATAAACTGTCACCACCCGCTAAAGCATCCCAGTTTTCTAGCCTACGCACTTCGTTTGGCGTAAGAATAGAACCTGCGATTGCCGTTCTGTATCCTTCTAACCTTGATTTTAAATCAGAACGGAGTAGCCCCTCAAAATCAAACTCAGAACGATAATCTTTTCTTTCATTATCTGTAAATAAGTTTGCGTCTATGCTGGCTTCAAATCGTTCTAAATATGGGCGTAAATTTAATTTATAAAATCCACTTACCAATTGTTCAACACCACTACCCCAAGTAGTAGAGCCACTTGTATCATTTACCAATACAGATGGCACGCCAAACCATCGGCATATTTCCTCTAATTGGAATTTACGAGAAGCAAGTAGCTCAATATCTTGTGGACTCATTGCAATTGGGTCAAATTTCATACCCATTTCAAGCACTAATAATCTATCATCGTTACTAGTTGTTAATCCACTAAAATTTTCACGTATTGCTTCTCGCTGTGGAGAAGTCAGCAATTTATCAATAACAAGAACGCCTGAACGTTTGCCGCCATTGTTGTATATTCTTGTGACTGTTTTATCTGCCGCTTGTGCAATACCAATCATATTGCGACCAAAAGCTAGAGGCGACTTACCTATAATGCCGTTACCGTATAGTTTTATGTGCCATACTGATTGTTCAGCTAAAAACTCAATTTTAGTATCATTGGTATATTCATAAATAATAGAGCCGTTATCTGCTAAATTAACCTCAACTTGCGCCGCCATTAATGGCAAGAGGCTAACAATTCTTCCATTGACCCGTGTAATTTTTGCGTAAGCATTACCATGCAAGGTTAAATTGAGCATCATTGTCTCAAAAAACTCTTGCCTTGTTTGATACCTATTTGGTTTATGATTAATAAACGCCTGAAAATAAAAATCATCAGCAACTAAGCGTCTATTTTTTTGATATATATTAAGAGGCAGACTAGATACGGTTTCTGATAGCAATTTTACGCAAGCCCAAACAGCACTGACTTGCATTGCTGTGTCTTCTGTAACTGCTACCGCTGAATTATCAGCATAAGCTGGTGCAGAGTACTGTGTACCTACATTGCGCTCAGTAGTCGTGCCACCTACAAGATTTGACCATATTGTTGACCAAAATGTTGCCATTTAAACACCTATTGGGCGTGAGATAAGCCAGTTTCATATGCTTTCGCAAATAATTGATTATACTTTAAAGACTCTTGTTGAGAATTTAAGCAATATCGCTTAGTCATATGTTGTGACAATTAAAAAAGGCAGTCATTATTAGCCCACCATAATTGGTTCATTTATAAAACCATCTAAATCACCTTCTTCTACGCTTTTTTTACCGTAAGCACCAAAAGCCATTGCCAAAGCAACCATACCGTCAATTCTTCCAGTAGCCTTAGATTTGTCTAGCTTTCTATTTCCCGCTGGGTCTTTTTGTGTAACAGCATTAGCCGCGCACATCGTCAACACTGGATGACCACCATGCACAATCCTGCCGTTTAATAACTCTGCTTCCAAAGAATCAATGGCTACAGACATATCTTTAAATCCCTGACCATATTCTATCAATGGTAATTCTACACCAATATTGTCTAGTTCTTTGTTTAATATATCAATGCGCCATCTATCGTAAGCAATACTTTGTATATTTAAACCCAATAGTATTTCGCAAATGTCTTTAGCAACAAATCCATAATCAACGGTTGCACCTTCTGTTGTTCTCATAAACCCTTGGTTTACCCAAACATCATACGGTTGCCTATCTCGCCTAGCTCTTTCTGCTAAACCTGTTTTTGGTGTCCAGAAGTAAGGTTTTATTTGCCATTCATTATTAACATAACAAATCAATACTAAAGCCGTAAGGTCAGTTCTTGCTGATAAATCTAACCCTGCCCAAACAGGAGCGTCACCAAAGTCTAGTACATCTCTTTTTCCAGAAAGCCACACGTCACGAGAAACAAATGGGCTAACAGTGGAAACCCTTTGATTTAAATACAAATTACGAAATGTATTTTCAAAAGACGGCATACGAGAGGCTTTATCAGCGTTTACCCTAATATCTTCTTTTGACCTAAAAGTCCCCATTGCGGGGTTTGCAGAAACCCAACCTGCTTCATCAGTTAATTGTGCATCATCGGGTGCAGAATAAACGTGGCATACAGTGTGTGGGTCTTCAGATTTAATTGCGTCATCTATCCAAATGCTTAATAAATCACCGTCTTCTGCGGCTTGTGTACTAATGGCAATCAATAATGGATTATCATAAGCGCCCTGAGATGTTGTTATAGCGTCTATAAAATCATCGCGTGAGCCTTTAACTTGTCCAACCTCATCTAGTAGCGCAAATATAGGACTTCCACCGTGGGCGGTTTTGGCGTCAGCAGATAATGCTTGATAAGTTGTATTCATTGGCAAACCTATTAATCTTTTGCCAGATGGGATAATTCGTACTATTTGAGACAATTTTGGGGATAACATTACCATTTTAGAAGCGTAGTTAAACACTTGCGATGCTTGGTCGCGTGAGCGAGCGCCTGATTGCAGATTGCTGTTAAGTACGGCTTCAGGGCCAACAAGATGCGCTAGAAGTAACGCCGCAATTAATCCAGTTTTCCCATTTTTTCTTGCAATAGATAATATTGCAGTACGAGTAGAGTTTGGATTATCGTAAACATCAATAATAAATTTCTTTTGAAAATCATCAAGTGTTATTTCTTGTCCTACCAAATTGCCTTCTGGAACTATGCAATAAGATTCTATAAATTTTATAACTCGCTCACCGCGTGTCATTTTAGTTTAATGCCCCTGCTCTTGGTATTAAATCTTCTTCAAAGCTAGAAACAATGCTCTGAGCTTGTTTAACCTTGCTACCAGTAGCGTTTAGCGTTCTTGGGTCACTTGCAGTTTGATTTAAAGACATTGAGCGAATAATTGCCATCTGTTGACGCTGTAATGTGTC